CTGACAAGTATTCTGAACTAATTCAGGTACTTGTTAAACCCGCAACAAAAAAAGAATTACAGACTCGCGCGATCATTGAAGGAAAAACTCTTTCTTGTCTTTTGCGCGATGTTTGCGAAGATGAAGCGGCAAAAGAATACAAAGTCGAATAATGGAAAAAGAAAAACCAAAAGCGGGTCGAATTGAATTTGACGTTAAAAGACAATTATGGATTGTTTATAACGGCAATGAATGGGTCGAAGTCGATCTTAAAAAACATTATTGCAACTTTAAAAATGACAGAAATTAACAACCATCAAAAACCACTTGATGAAGCTAAAAAAACTCTTGATCGTTTATTGGTCGAATTTCGTACAGGCGTTCTAGTCGGAGGTCGGTTGAAAAAAGAATTAGAACATATACGAAAACAAATAATTATTGCAGAAAATATTGGAAATTAGAATATCAACAAATATTAAATATTGAATATTGACACCCTGCCATTTTGTGCCATTGTGTGGATGAATTAAACCAATTATGACCACAAACAAACCAATCCGTGTTCAAATTAAGCCACAAATTGTCGCGCTTTTAGAACAAATTAAACCAGAACATCAGACTATGGCTACTTTTATCAATG